TAATGGTCAACAAGAAGTTATAAAAGCCAGAGATAAAGCTAATGTAGACCACTTTGCAGTAGAAAATGTGGCAAAGGAAGTGATAGATGCTAAATTAGCACAAGAACAATTATATGAAATGAAGCAATTAATTAACCTTCGCTTTGGACATGGAACTTGGGAGTATATATTAGAAGAACGTAAAAAAAGAATAGATAAAAAAAAACAAGCAATTAAAGAAGCCAAAGCTAAAAAAATGAAAAAACAAAAAGAAATGTACGATATGATAAGAATGGTTATGATAGGGTTAGCAGTAATATTGTTTGTTGTAGTAGCTATAGGTATTACTATAAAGTTTGTATTAGCTCATCCAGTAGAAGGAGATGATGAATCCTGCAAATTATATGAGCCTAAATACTATCTTATCTGCTTAAATGAAGGCAGAGGATATGCAGATACGCAGTTATATTTAGATTATCAATTACAAAAAGATAACTGGATAATAGAAAAAGATTGATTCCTATATTAGTATGTGTATACTTGTCAAACGGACTAGAGCTTTTAAAACAAACATGACTGTTAATAGTGTTATGGGGATAAATTACTACAAATTATGGTTTATACTCTAGTTCGTACTATTCATATCCATTATTTAACATCTTTCTAGCTCTATCAGCAGCACTTATAGATGAAAACTTATCTATTTTTTTATTAACATATACCTTTGGTTTATTATTCCATCTTTTTTGTACCTTTTGCCTAGCCATTTCACTTCTTTGCTCTATTTGCTTTTTAACTTCTAATACTTTCTTTTGACTATATTTATCTCCTTTATCTAACAACATAGGCTCTATATTGTGCATAATCTTATTAGCTTTAAATTCAGTTACACCTAATATACTAGGTATATGCCTTTTAAAAATGCTACAATCGTCTTGTAAGTACATTGTTGACACTATAGTTATATATGCACCTTTCTCCTCTAAATTTAACACAGAGCAATCTGTTAGCCATTGCAAAGGGTAGAATGGAAATACAAATAATTTCTCTTTCATACTTCCTCCATAATTGTATTCCAAGAATATTTATATTTACCTTTAATTTTTTTCAGTAAATTTATACTAGCTCTTCTATCACCTGATAAAAGCATACTTGTATAAGATTTAGATATTTCTAATTCTTTTGATACTTGGGTTAAGTTCATTTTATTTTCCTTCATAATCTTTTCTATAATCATTTTATCTCCTTAATTAATTTTTCATAACATTCTTTGCAGTAAAATTTTAACTTATGATAATGAACTGCTGCATTATCACAAAAGCTACACATTTTTAAATGTATAAGTTTCTTCCAGTGGCTACTGGTATTATCTTTTTTTATTGGTTTCCTTTTAACCATTTCATATATTCTCTCTTTCATATTTTTTTCTAAGTAACATTGATTTATCAGAAGATAAAATAAAATCTCCTTTTAAAATAGACCTTATATAAACTACAGAACAAGATAATTCTTTAGCTAAATCTTGAATGGTTAAATTATTTTTTTTACCAATATTATAAAGTAATTTTCCATGAGGTGTAGTTACTTTGTAATCATCTAATGTTGCTATTTTAGGCATTATCTTCCTCAACAAATTCTAACCCTATATGACCAAGTTGTTTTATATATTTAATTACCATAAGTGGTAAAGGGTTTTTATCTGCTTCTAATATTTGATATGCTCTTAATTTTATTCCTAAAATGTTTGATTTTACCATATCTTTTTGTGTAATTCCGTTTCTTTTTCTCCATTTTATTATTTCATCTACATTAGTTACTTTTATATTAAATCGGTTATATGGATGTGGTATGTATTCACATTTTATAATTAATTTGTCCTCTTTAAGACAATTTTCTACATATTCTTTTATATCTGTCATTATTTTTTCTCCTTTACTTCTTTTCTAGTTACATAATAATCGTTTTCTTCTACTGTTCTTAAAACAAAACCTTTAGCTAATAAATTCCATAACCTTCCTTCTACTTCATGTTTACTAGGTCTTTTTTCAAACTCCATTACATAGTTAATAACAAATTTACCCACTATAATATTCCTGAGTTCTGTAAACCTATAAATGTATAAATTATTGTATACATAATTAAAAATTCCATGTTGACCTCCTAGTCATCTAAATCGTTCCAATGTTTTGCTATCTTACTTTTCTTTTCTGGCTTCTCTTTTTCGTATGATTCAAAGCAACCATTATCTAAATTCATTTGTATATCTAATACTCTTGGATATCCTAACTCTTCATAACGAGTTTTACAAACAGTTAATAAACTTTCTGTGCATCTTGACCCATCTTCATTCTCAAACTTAGGTCGCCAAAGACTAAATATATGGTCTGGTTTATTAAACCAATGAGCAGAACCTGCAATCTGATAAGCAGTCGGTGCAGAGTTACACATTTTCATATCTGGTTTAGCAGGGTGTGCCTGTATCATAATATGTATATCTAATAGTTTAGCTAAAGTAGTAAGATGGTCTAAACACTTACCTATCCATAATGTTTCAGACATTTTACTAAACTCAGGTGTGCTTAGTTTATTCCAAGGGTCGAGTATAAAGGCACTAATTCCGTACCTAGATTTCATATCTTGTATCCTATCACACATCCAGTCAAAGTCAGGACTGTTGTTAGGATGATTAAGAAATACAAAGTGTTTTCTAATAAAATTATCAGCTTCATTTTTTTCCTCATCTGATTGCTCCCATTCTAATTTTTTATTATAAAATGTTCTAATGTTACGTTGTATATATGGTCGCACCCTAGTTTCTCCAGAGTACATACCTATGTTAATTTTGTATTCTTTGGCAATTTGTGTCCATAACTGAGTAGAAAAAGAAGTCTTACCATGTCCAGGAAATGAAGTAAGCACAGACACCATACCCATACCAAGCATAACCTTATCATTCCATCCAAACATAGGATTAAACAACTTAATCTTTGCAGGTTGTGGTATATCATCTAAAGAATAAATGCCTTCTAATGGATAATCACATAATCCTTCATTAATTGTCCATTTTAAATCATCTTTACCCCATTTAAGTAAGGCTTCATTACAATCTTTAACACCATCCCAATCAAAATACTTACATTTACCATGACCTAGTATCGAAGCTAAGTCTTGACGTAGTGCTAATCCTGGTTCATCTGCATCTGTCAACAATACAAAACAATTTGCTTGGTCTAAACCTTGGTCTAGTGCATCTAATACATATTGATACTTTCTAGATGCTTCTGGTTGCTCTGTAGGTGATGCTACAGCACCTGTTGGCACACTTAGGATAGAATCTATATCAAAACCTCCTTCATAGAGTGCTAGTGCATCCATTTCTCCTTCTACAATAAAGATAGTATTGTTTTTTAACTTATTAGAATTTAAAACATTATCTAAATTGTAAAATCTTTGTTCTCCACCTTTTTCTTGTTTAAATATCTTCTCTGATATGGCTCTTGCTTTATAATTTACTCTTTTACCTTCTAAATTATAGTAACCAAATACAATGCTTTCTAAGTTTCTATCACCATATGACCCTTTTCCTGCTTGTACCCTTAAATCTTCGAGAGTTTTCTGGCTTATCCCCCTCTGTGCTGCGAACTGTATTACTTCTGCTGTTAGTTTGGTCATAAAATTCTCCTCCTTTTGCGTTACAATGGTGGCAATAATACACCACACCTTCTGTTTTAATCGTTACACTTAAACATCTATCGTGCTTATTCTTTCTTGAATGACTACACTCTGGGCATAAATACTTACCACTATGATGTCTACTTAGTAACCATTCTCTAGTTATCATTTTCTGCTTCCATAATTGCTAATCCTATTTGTCTAGCTATCTGTGGCACTATAGAATTACCTAATGCCTTTATTCTTTTCGCTCTATCTCTGTCCACCCCATAGGATACCCCATCAGGAATTCTACAAATTTTGGATTCAGTTTGCCACCATGTTTCCTTGCTTTTGCTTCCAGACAATTTGATGCTTGACTGTTTCCCTTCAGCCTGTACTTGTGTTCGCTGTTTGTCGGTGTCGGATACATTACTGCGTCTCTCAGTTTTACTCCCCATCTTTCCCCCTTCTTGTTCTCTCGGTAGAAATGTCCATTCTTCATTTGCACATCTGGTGCTGTTCCCCCTTCTATGTCTGATGCTGTTGGTGTCGGATATGTTACAGGCAAGTATCCATACTCTGTTTCTGTTATGCCATGCACCGATACCTGAAGCTGGAATAATGAAACATTGGACTTTGAAACCTTCACCTTCCAAGTCATTTTGCACCTGTCTGAGTACCATGCCTTCTTCAATGTTAATAATGCCTTGCACATTTTCCCCAATAACCCATCTTGGTCTGACTTGCTTAATAACATCAAACATTTCATTCCAGAGCCATCTATCATCTGTTCTGCCTTTTTGTAATCCTGCTTGGCTAAATGACTGACAGGGAAATCCTCCAGTAACGACATCTGCTTGTATTTTTGTGTCATGTAAACTCCTTACATCATCATATATTTTTAATTGAGACCAATGCTTCTGTAAAACTTTTTTACAAAACTCATCTTTTTCACAGAAAGCAACAGTCTCAAAATACCCTGTGGATTCTAAACCTAAACTAAACCCACCTATTCCTGAGAATAAATCAAGAACTTTTAATGGCATCTTCTATATCCATTTGTTTATAATCACCTTTGTAATGATATTCTGCAAAATGATTCTTTTTTACTCCATTGTTTATCATTTTAGTTTCTATA